TATCAGTTAATAACGCTTAATTAACTTTTAGTTAGAAATAAAGATCCCCTTAATTGGGGATTTTTTACGAATGTTTAAAACACATAAATAGTAATAAATTACTAAAAGGTTTATTATGTCATATACACAAAGATTTAGCGACAATTACAAATTAGAAAGTATTGGCGGTAGTGGAACTGTTGAAATTGAAGCATCTACATTAACAGTTAGTGGCAATTTAACTGTATCAGGAACAACAACAGAAGTTAACTCAACTGATTTAGCAATTAATGATAAAACAATTGTTTTAAACAAAGGCGAAACAGGAGCAGGTGTATCAGCACCAACACATTCAGGTATTGAGATTGAACGTGGCACAGAAGATAACGTTGGCTTACGTTACAATGATACAACAGATACATGGCAAATAACCAATGACGGTACAACATGGAATAATATCCTAGCAGGTGCTGGTATTGGTATTGAAAATGTAGTTGAGGATTTATCGCCACAGTTAGGTGGTCCACTTGATGTTAATGGTCAAACAATTACAAGTGCGACAAATGGTGACATAATCATAGACCCTAACGGTACAGGATTATTAAAAATCAATCATGAAGTAAGTTTACAAGAACAAGGAAGTGACCCATCTTCAACTGCTTCGTATAACAAACTTTATGCTAAAACTCCAAGCAATGGTGGTTCTGGTGTATTTTTTGTAAACTCGAGTACAAGCGACGAACTTGTATCAAAAACCAAAGCAATGGTTTATGGATTAATATTTTAGGAAATAATATATGGCAATTACAACAACAGCAGTAGGAAACTCAAATACAACTGCATACACAAGTGTTAACAACACTGCTATAACGCACATGACATTGTGTAATTACTCAGCATCTAATGTAACTATTAGTTTACATGTAGTTCCAAGTGGCGATGCAGTAGGTAATGGAAATGTTATGTTGGATACACTACAAATTAACGCACACGATACGTATGTATTGTACGCAGGTGGAGAAAAGTTACTATTAGAAAATGACGATTTCATCAACGTGATAGCAAGTGCAGGAACATCAGTTACAGCAATTACTAGTTACACAGCAATCTAATTACTGTGGGTTATTTTGTTAAAAATTACATGGTTAGTAATTCAAGTAATAGTCATTCGGCTGTTAGAATTCCAGTAGGTGATGCTTCTGAGCGTCCTGATGTTCCTGATTTTGGACAAATACGTTTTAACACAGATATAGCAAAGGTTGAATACTACGATGGTACAGCATGGAGTGTTGTTTCTAAACAAGGCGATGCAAGTATTGTTGTTGATTCATTTACAGGAAACGGAAGTACAACTGTTTATACAATGACCGCTCAAGTTTCGGACGCAGACCAAATACTTGTGTTTGTTGGAAACATTTATCAAATACCAACAACAAATTACACAGTAGCAGGAAACTTTGATATTACATTTACTTCTGCTCCGCCTAACACAACGCCAATTAATGTAATTCACAATTTGGCTAGTACAACAGTGAGTTAACTATGACAATTAGTAAGATTAAAGGACAGATACTAAGTGATAATTTACAACGTAGTGGTGTAAATTTAGCAGTTGAAACTGACTTACTTTTCTTCGACGTTACTAACGATAGAATTGGAATCAATGATGGAACGCCATCTGATTCATTATCGGTAACAGGTACTACAGGGTTAACAGGAACATTAACTGTTAGTGGCAATAGCACATTGGCAACTGCAAAAATATCTGATTTAACATCAGGTAGAATTGTTTATGCAGGTACAGCAGGTGAATTACAAGATAATGCCAATCTAACGTTTGACGGTACCACATTAACTATTGATAATATTAGTGCCGAAACAGGAAATAGTTTAACTATTAGTGCTGATACTAATATTAATTTAACTGCTGACGATAATAGTAATGGCACAGGACTAGTTACAGTAACGGGAACATCAGGATTAAAAATACCAGCAGGAACAACTGCGCAACGTCCAACAGGTATTGCGTCAGGAACAATCAGATTTAATACATCCAATGGAAATACTGAAATTTATAATGGTGCTGGATGGGAAACCATTGGTGACAACATAGTTAGTATCACATCACAAACCATCAACGGCGACGACACAACTACAGCGTTTACGTTAAGTGAGTCAGCCACCACCACATCAGTTATTGTTAGTATTAATGGTGTGTTGCAAGTTCCAAGTGTAGCATATAGTGTTTCTGGTGGAACAACAATAACATTTACAGAAGCACCTGCATCAACTGACCGAGTTGAAGTGAGATTTATTTCAAACATAACAACTGTAAGTTCAATAACAAATGTTGCAGGTACTACGTACTTAGAAGTTCAAGGAACAACAATAAGTGCAGTAGTTGAAGGTACAACAGTTGCTGAAATAGCATCAGATGAGATTGTTAATATTTCCAATGCACATAGTTTACAGTTACCTGTTTATACATCTGCTGAAGCAAATGCGTTAAGTAACAAAGCAACAGGTCAAATAGCATATATTTCTAATGGTGATGGAGGAAACCCAACACTTTCGTTTTATAATGGTGCATTATGGGTTCATATATCAACTGCTGAAAATATAGAAGACACAGTTGGTGCAATGTTTAGTGGCAATACCGAAAGTGGAATTTTAGCAACTTATCAAGATGCCGCAGGAAAGATTGATTTGGATGTTAACGACCCTACTATTGAATTAACAGGTGCTGTTACAGGTTCTGCTGTAATGTCTAACTTAGGTAATGTATCAATTACCACAACAGCAACAAACGACCCTACTTTAACATTAAGTGGGGATGTATCGGGTAGTGCAACATTTACTAACTTGGGAAATGCAACATTAAGTGTTACAGTAGCAGACAATAGTCACAATCACGTTGTTAGTAATGTTGATGGATTACAAACAGCATTAGATGGAAAAACAACAGAGTCGTACGTAGATACACAAATAACTAATTTAATCGGCGGTGCTCCTGGTGCTTTAGATACATTAAATGAATTAGCCGCTTCAATTAATGATGACTCAAGTTATGCATCAACTGTGACAACTGCTCTTGGTGGCAAAGTTGCTAAAGCAGGTGATACATTAACAGGAAAATTAACGTTGGACGGAGACCCTGTTAGTAATTTGCATGCCGCGACCAAACAGTACGTAGATACTGCAACTTCGGGCGGTAACATTACATTAGGAACAGACACTTCAGGAAATTACATTGCTAGTGGCACTACAAGTGGTAATGGTATTAGTGGCTCGGTAAGTTCAGAAGGTGGAACATTCACAGTTACATCAAATGCAACAACAGCAAATACAGCAAACACGATTGTATTTAGAGATGCATCGGGTAATTTCAATGCAGGTACTATGTCAGGTACTGCAACAACAGCACAGTATGCCGACTTAGCAGAAAACTACACAAGTGATAAACAATACACACCAGGAACTGTAGTAATGTTAGGTGGTGATGCAGAAGTTACTGAATGTAACGAATTTGCTTGTACACGTGTTGCAGGTGTTGTGTCAACTAACCCTGCTTACTTAATGAATAGTGGCGTTGAAGACATGCATGTTGCTGTGGCATTGATGGGTCGTGTTGCTTGTAATGTTATAGGAATTATAAATAAAGGTGACTTAATTGTTTCAAGTTCAACTTTGGGATTTGCTGAAGCATGGACAGATATTGAAACTGACCCTAGAGCAGGTTCTATTATAGGTAAGTCATTGGAATCAAAAACGACATCAGAACCTAATTCAGTAGAGATTATAGTTGGCTTAAAATAAGCATTCAAAGCAAACTAATAAACAAAAATTGCATAAATAGCGTTGCAGTACATTGATTTAGTACTAGCAAGGGGCAAAAAATAAAATCGATTTTGTTTATTTAGGGAGGCTTTAAATGGCTATTACAAGAATAAAAAATAACCAAATTACTGATGCAACTATTACGGGCGGGAAACTAGTCAATAATACAATTACATCTGGTAAGTTGGAGAATAACATGACTTATGGGTCAAACTTAACAGTAACGGGTAACCTTACTGTAAGTGGCTCAACAGTCGCAGTAGATTCAAGTACGATGACGGTGGAAGACCCGATTATGTTACTTGCATCGAACCAAACAGGTGCGGGTGCAACTGATATTGGTTTCATTGGTGAACGTGGTGATACTACAAACGTTGCATTTATATGGGACGAAAGTGCAGACACTTTTGTTGCGGCAACTACATCATCTGCGGATTCAAATACAACTGTTACTATCACTGATTATGCAGACATGCATGTTGGCGGTATGACAATCGACGACAATGCATCAATTGGCGGAACATTAACAGTTGCTGGTGCAACAATTAATGGTACTTCAACATTTAGTGATTTACTAAATGCAAATGGTGGTATTGCTGTTGATACAAATAACTTTACAGTTAGTGGAACTACTGGCGCGGTTGCAACAGCAAGTACATTAAGTGTTACAGGTGCTACTACTTTAAGTTCTACGCTAGGTGTTACTGGTGCTACTACATTAAGTAGTACATTAAGTGCAGGTGCTACTACATTAAGTGATACATTAGATGTAAGTGGTCTAGCAAGTTTAGACGGCGGCATCGACGTAGACGGAGCATTTACAGTTGCTAATACAAGTGGTAATGTTTCTACAAGTGGTACAATGAATGTTACTGGTGCTACAACATTAGCAACAGCAAAAGTATCTGATTTAACTTCAGGTCGTGTAGTACTTGCGGGTACATCAGGTGAGATTGAAGATTCAGGTAACTTAACATTTGATGGTTCAGCAATGAACATCACAGGTACATTAGAAACTTCAAGTCACGTTGTTGTTGGTGGTAACTTAACTGTAAACGGTACAACAACTACAGTAAACTCAACTACAGTAAGTATTGATGATCCAATCTTTAACTTGGGTGGCGACACTGCTCCAGGTTCAGATGACAACTTAGACCGTGGTATTTTATACAGATGGCACAATGGTACATCTGCTAAATTAGGTTACTTTGGTTACGATGATAGTGCGGCCGAAATGGTGTTTATTCCAGACGCTACAGATACTGCTTCTGTAATTAGTGGTTCTTTGGGTACTATGGCAATGGGCGGTTCACGTAATACTGGTAATGCCACAATTGGCGGTACGTTAGAAGTTACAGGTACTCAAACACTTACTGGCGATACAAGTATGTCAGGCGATGCTACTGTTGGTGGTACATTAGGTGTTACTGGTGCTACTACATTAAGTAGTACATTAAGTGCAGGTGCTACAGACGTGAGTACTTTAAGTACTTCGGGTCAAGCAACATTAAATAGTGCTTCTGTTACTAATAATGCTACAGTTGGCGGTACACTAGGTGTTTCTGGAACATTAACAGCAAGTAAAGCATCAGGCATTGGTTTAGCAGTAACTGCAGATGCTACAGTTGGTGGAACCGCTACAGTTACAGGCGCTACAACTTTATCAAGTACATTAGGTGTTACTGGTACTTCTACTTTAGCAGGCGTTTATGCAGGCGCTACTAGCGTTTCTACATTGGATGCTTCGGGTCTAGCAAGTCTAGATGGTGGTATTGACGTAGATGGTGCATTTACTGTTGCTAACACTACAGGTAATATTGCTACTACAGGTGCAATGAGTGTAACAGGTACTTCAACACAAGGCGTTATTAATGCAAGTGGTCTAGCAAGTCTAGATGGTGGTATTGATGTAGACGGAGCATTTACAGTTGCTAACGCAAGTGGTAATATTGATACTTCTGGTACATTAAGCGTTGACGGTGCTACGACATTAGCAGGTTTAACTACAACAGGAAATACTACAATTGGTGGTAACTTAACAGTAAGTGGTACAACTACTACGGTTAACTCTACAGTAGTTGAAATTGCTGATCCTATTATTGTATTAGGTGAAGACAGTTCAGATGACAACTTAGATCGTGGTGTTAAAGTTAAGTACCACAATGGTTCTACTTCTAAAGCAGGTTTCTTTGGTATGGACGACAGTGCTTCTGAATTCGTATTCATTCAGGATGCTACAGATACTGCCTCAGTAATGAGTGGTTCATTAGGTAGTGCGGCATTTGGTAGTTTACGTGTTACAGACTTAACTAATGACCGTGTGTTAATTGGTGGTGCTTCTGGTTCAGTTGAAGACAGTGCTAACTTAACATTTGACGGCTCTACATTAGCAGTAACTGGCGCTTCAACAGTTAGTACAACACTAGGTGTTTCGGGTGCTACTACATTAAGTGATACATTGGCAGTAACTGGTGCGGCTACATTTAACGGCGGTGTTACATTAGGTAACGCAGGTGCTGACGCAATTACAGTAACTGGTACAGCAACTTTTGCACAACCTGCTGATTTTGATGGCGGTTGGACTGTTGCAGGTTCACAAACACTAGATGCTGGTTCTAACAGAATCAACAACGTTACTGACCCTTCTGCGGCACAAGATGCGGCTACTAAAGCATATGTTGACGCAGTATCATCAAGTGGTTTTACATTAACAGATGGAAGTACATCACAAACAATTGCAGGTGGCGATACATTAACACTTGAAGGCACAGCAAACGAAGTAAACGTTGCAGTATCTGCTACAGATACAATGACAATTGGTTTACCGGATGATGTAACTATTGGCGATGCTCTTACAGTAACAGGTGCAAGTACAGTTGGTTCTACATTGACAGTTACGGGTACTACAACATTAAATGGTTTATTAAATGCAAACAATGGTATTGCAGTTGACACAAACAAGTTTACAGTTGCAGACAGCACAGGTAATACAAGTATTGGTGGTACATTAGCAGTTACAGGTACTACTACATTAACAGGTACTACAACAACAAATGCACTTTCATCAACTACAATTGATGCTTCGGGTCTAGCAAGTCTAGATGGTGGTATTGATGTAGACGGAGCATTTACAGTTGCTAATACAAGTGGTAATGTTGTTACTACAGGTACATTAGACTCTGGTAATGTTAACGTAACAGGTACATTAGAAACTTCAAGTAATGTAACTATTGGCGGTAACTTAACAGTAAGTGGTACAACTACTACTGTAAACTCAACTGTAGTTGAAGTTGCTGATCCTATTATGACATTAGGTTCTGATAGTTCAGATGACAACTTAGATCGCGGTCTTAAGATGAAGTGGCATAATGGTGCTACTGCTAAAGCGGCGTTCATGGGTTACGATGATAGTGCTTCAGAGTTTGTAATGATTTCGGACGCTACAGATACTGCTTCAGTAATGAGTGGTTCTTTAGGTAGTGCGGCTGTTGGTAGTTTACGTGTTACTGATTTAACATCAGGACGTGTATTACTAGGCGGTACTTCAGGCGAAGTTGAAGATTCAGGTAACTTAACATTTGATGGCTCAGCATTGACAGTTACAGGTACTGCTTCAGTATCAAGTAATGCTACTGTTGGCGGAACATTTAATGTTTCGGGTGCTACTACATTAAGTAGTACATTAAGTGCAGGTGCTTCTACATTATCAAGTGCTACAGTTACGGGCGCGGCTACTGTTGGTTCAACATTAGACGTTTCTGGTGCTACTGGTATTGATGGTGACTTTGATATTGCTACAACTAAGTTTACAGTTGCAAGTGCTTCTGGTAATACTGCAATTGCAGGTACATTAGATGTAACAGGCGACACTACAATGTCAACTGCTTCAACAAGTGGCCAAGCAACATTAAATAGTGCTTCTATTACTAATAATGCTACTGTTGGTGGTACATTAGGTGTTACTGGTGCTACTACATTAAGTAGTACATTAAGTGCAGGTGCTTCTACATTATCAAGTGCTTCTATTACTGGCAACGCTACAGTTGGTGGTACATTAGATGTTACTGGCGATGCAGACTTTGCAGGAAATGTTACATTTAACGAAGCAGGCGCTGACGTTGATGTAAGAATTGAAGGCGACACAGATCAAAACTTATTAGTTACAGATGCTGGTACAGATACTGTATTAATTGGTACTGCTACTCCTATTACTGGTGCTAAATTAGTGATTGGTGGAACAGATTCATTTATGTTAGCGAAAGGTTCTACTGCACAACGTCCTGCTACAGGTGTTGCAGGTATGTTCCGTTTCAACTCAACATCTAGTTACCCTGAGTACTACACTGGTTCTCGATGGACGCAAATGTCTACAGAGTTTACAGTTATTACTTCTGAAACATTTGATGGTGATGGCACAACAACTGCATTTACACTAGGTAGTTCACAAACAACTGCATCATGTGTGGTTAGTATTAACGGTGTTGTACAACTTCCAACTACTGCATACGCTGTATCAAGTACTACTTTAACATTTACTGAGGCTCCGGCATCAGGCGATAAGATTGAAGTACGTGAGTTAACAACTACTGAAACTATTTCTGGTATTTCTAATGATACAGGTAATGCGGCTGTTGAAACACCAAGTGGTTCTACTGTTGAAGTAACTGGCAACATGACAGTAACTGGTAATATCACAGCGGCAGGAAACATTACAGCAAATGGTAACTTAACATTTGGTGATGCAGGAACAGACAGTGTTACATTTAACGCAGACGTTGCTTCTAACATGATTCCAGATGCAAACAATACTTACAACTTAGGTTCTGGTTCTGCTAAATGGGCTAACGCTTATGCAACTACATTTAACGGTAACTTAACCGGTAACGTTACAGGTAACGTAACAGGCGATGTAACTGGTGATGTAACAGGCAATGCTGATACTGCAACTGCTTTTGCTACAGGTCGTACAATTTCAATGACTGGCGACGGTACTTGGACATCAGGTTCGTTTGATGGTACTGGTAACGTAACAGCGGCGATGACACTTGCAAATAGTGGTGTTTCTGCTGGTTCTTACGGTAGTTCAACTGCTATTCCAGTATTAACTGTTGATGCTAAAGGTCGTTTAACTTCTGCTTCAACTGTTGCAGTTAGTTCTGATATGGCTATTAGTTCTGATAGTGGAACAGGTACAATTACTGTTGGTACAGATACATTTGGTTTAAATGGCGGTACAAACATCAATACTTCTATTAGTGGTGATACACTAACAGTTAATTTAGATGCAAGTCCTGCACTAAGCGGTACACCAACCGCTCCAACAGCGTCAGCAAATACTAACACTACGCAAATTGCAACAACTGCATTTGTTCAAACTGAGATCACTGACTTAATTGGTGGTGCTCCTGGTGCGTTAGATACGTTAAATGAATTAGCGGCGGCAATTAACGACGATAGTTCTTACGCTTCTACAGTAACTACTAGTATTGGTACTAAGGTTTCTAAAGCAGGCGATACAATGACAGGAAGATTAACACTAAGTGCTGATCCTACTAGTTCAATGCATGCGGCTACTAAAGCATATGTTGATACTGCTACATCTGCGGGCAACATTACTTTAGGTACTGATACTTCGGGTAATTATGTTAAGAAAGCATTAACATCTGGAACTGGTATTTCTGGTTCTGTTGATTCAGAAGGTGGTACATTCACAGTAACATCAAATGCTACTAGTGCAAATACCGGTAGTACAATTGTTGCACGTGATGGTTCTGGTAACTTCAGTGCAGGTACTATTACTGCTACATGTACTACAGCAAGATACGCTGACTTGGCGGAGAACTACTCTGCAGATGCTGATTATGCTCCTGGTACAGTACTTTGCTTCGGTGGTGACGCAGAAGTAACTGAGTGTAACACAGATGGTGACCGTAAGATTGCTGGTGTTGTATCAACTAACCCTGCTTACATCATGAATAATGAACTTGAAGGTACTAAAGCAACAATTGCATTACAAGGACGTGTTCCTTGTAAAGTTGTTGGTAACGTACAAAAAGGTGACATGATGGTAAGTGCTGGAAACGGTACTGCACGTGCTGAAGCAGATCCTAAGATGGGTTCTGTTATCGGTAAGGCACTTGAAGACTTTAACGGTGACGAAGGCACTATTGAAGTAGTTATTGGTAGAATGTAATATTTTACTAGTTATAACAAGGGTTTAGGCCCTTGTTATTCAAGTACTTTAAAAGGCTTACTTCGGTAAGCCTTTTTTATTGACTAAAATATATTACCGTTTATTTTATTTTGGTGTGATTTTGTAGGTGTATAAATAAAATTGTGTATATAATTACACACAAGTTACAAGTTAAAACTTCTCTCCTCAAGTTAAGTTTTTGAACTCCTAAGTACTTGTAACTTAATGAAGTTGCCGCTCTCCCCCAAGAATTATTCTCTCCTCAAGAGATAAGGCGGCAACTTCCTTTTATCTATTCATTTTTTCAATAAATACAACAATAACATTTTTATTGGGAAATTATGGGCCTTACTCGACCAAGACTTGGACAGTTTCAAACTACAACTACTACTTTTGACGACGAGATAATTGTTTTAAACAATTCTGCATCTGGTGCTAATACAAAGGATATTGGCATTGTATTTGAACGTGGTGACACCATGAATACGGCGTTAATATGGGATGAAAGTGCAGATACGTTTGCGTTGATTGATACAACTGAACAAGGTAGCACACAAGGAAATGTAACTATCAATTCCTATTCAGCATTACAAGTTGGTAATTTAGTATCAAATGATATTACTTACCCAACAAGTGATGGAAGCAATGGCCAAGTAATTGTTACTGACGGAAGTGGTAATTTAAGTTTTACTACATTATCTGAAGCAAGTAATACAACGTACGACTTATTAATACCAACAGGGACCACTACATTGCGTTTGGACCCATCTACAGGAACAAATGATGATATTGTATTAGTAGCAGGGTCGAATGTTACACTTACGCGCGATAGCGCAACACAGTTAACAATTGCGTCAACGGATACAAACACAACATATAGTGTTGGTGACGGTGGGTTAACTGAAAATAATTTTACAACCGCTTTAAAAAGTAAATTAGATGGCATTGCAACTAGTGCAAATAACTACACCCACCCGACAGGCGCAGGAAACGAACACCTACCGTCTGCTGTTAGTCAAACTGAAGCAGGATATTTAAACGGTGTAACATCTGCAATTCAAACACAAATTGATAGCAAAACAACAGAGGCATATGTAAACACACAAGTAACTAATTTAATTGGTGGTGCTCCTGGTGCTTTAGATACATTAAACGAACTAGCCGCCGCAATTAATGATGATGCTAGTTATGCATCGAGTGTAACAACTTCGTTGGGCGGAAAAGTTGGTACAAGTTCAGCACAGGCGTTAAGTAGTGCAACAAATGCAATGACTATTAGCGGTAGTGTAATTACATTAGCAAGAGCAGATGGCACTACTGATAGTGTAACGTTACCAGCTAGTGGAAACACAATTATAGGAACAGATTCCGACATTAATACTTCGGGTGCTACTATTATTGATAACTTATATATGACTGACGGTGTTATTACATCGCACGGTACTCGAACGTTAACTGCAAGTGATATTAGTGCGGCAAGTAGTAGTCATACACATTCGTACCTTCCATTATCGGGAGGAACATTAACAGGTGGTGAATATCCGTTAACTCTTGTTAAAAGTAGCAACGGAGGAGGTATTGGTATTAAGTTTGATGACCACACTGGTGGAAACCAATACGGGTATTTTAAAGGACATCATGCAGATAGTGAGTCTGGAACACCATCAGCAGGATATTCATTTCATTTTTCGTCAAGTGAAGCAACAACAAATGTAGTATTGGACGGTGGCGGTGCTTTTGTCGGAACAGCAACTTCGGCACGTTATGCTGACTTAGCAGAGAACTATGTTGCTGATACAAATTACGCAGTTGGTACTGTTTTAGTTTTTGGTGGAACACAGGAAGTTACTATTTCAAATACTAAAGAAGATAAACGTATTGCTGGCATTGTATCTAGTAATCCAGCACACTTAATGAATAGCGAATGTAGTGGCAAACATGTAGTTCCTATTGCATTACAAGGACGTGTTCCGTGTAGGGTTATGGGCGTTGTGTCAAAAGGCGACTTAATTGTTTCGAGTGATATTAGTGGTGTAGCAATGGCATGGAATAAAGATAATAATCCACCAACAGGCGCAGTTATTGGAAAGTCGTTGGAAAATAAAAATTCAATTCAAGAAGAAATGATTGAAGTAGTGGTAGGTGTAAGATGATATCAGAACTATACAGAAGCGATTACGATGGTGAATTTGTAATTACTAATACTATTTTTAAAAACGGCAAAAAAGAACAAGAACGTGAGTGGATAGATAATCCAATTACAAATAAACACATTAGTGATAGAGCAACTTGTATTGCTGATGGTATTAGTATAGAAGGGTTTTTATTAAATCGTTTAGAAAAACACAAAGGCGGTTTACTTGGTAGTCTTAGTATGCAAGTATATGGTGTACAGGATGTTTACAAGAAACTCAGATGTGATTTTTTAGTAGCACTAAATCAAGAAACATTAGATGAAATAAAAGAAAGTGGATACGACGAAGAAAACATTGTTTATACATCTACACGTGGTTGTTTAGAAAACCAAGGTTCGTTTTATTTAATTCCACAAAGTACCAGAACAACACCACATGCAACAGCAGTATGGCTTGCTTGTTTTGATGAACATAAAGAAATATTCCTATTTGGATATGACCAATACAACAATGATGCAGTAGAACAAATTAAGATGATTAATTCAGTTCTTGAAGTTATGAAAACTTATCCAACCGTTAAATTCCATCATGTGCGCAAACATGGAGATATGCCGGAAAGTTGGAAGTATTTACCAAATGTTGATTCTATGACAATTGCGGAATATGTTTCGTATGCTGATATTTCTTAAGCGTACAATTCTTCTACGGTTTTAATTCTTTGGTAAATTTCATCGATTTTTAATGTAGCCCATAATCCAGGATGTAATGGTTTTGGAATAATTCCTTTGTTAATCCAAGCATACCCAGTATGCTCGTGATTTAACGTCGGCGTGAATTCATTATTCAAAAGACAAAAAAATGTATGATAGTGAAATGTGTTATTGGGACTTGTAAATTTCTCAATTGGAATTAGTTTAGTGTAAGGAGGCATTACTGACATTTCTTCAGTACATTCTCTTTCTATAGCACTTAGTAAACTCTCTGCGTTTTCAACTTTTCCACCTGGTAGCCCCCAACGTTCTGGGTTTTTTATATCATCACGTAGCAAATATAGATATCGCTGTGTACTTTGTGCAAAAAACCAAACACCTACTGCTTCTTTTATAGAACTAATGACCACTCTCCACCTGGATATACGCCTTCTACAGAACGAATCCATTGTGTTCCATTCCACTTGTATTGTAGCCCTGTTGTTACATTAGTAACATATTTGACATTTGTATCGTTACTAGCATCAAATACTACTTCCCAATTAGAACCATTATATTTAATAATATCACTTGCATTTGCAATTAATTGTTTATTGTTACTACCTTTCCAAGCAGTAGCAACATCGTTTGCTGGATTATTAGTGTCGCCTGTGCTTTCTGTTAAAAGATATCGTTGACCCGTTACTGCACTTGGAAATACCGTAGTTTCGTTTATAACACCTGGACCGCTCTTTAATGGATTTACAACTGCATCGACAGCATCTAATGTGTTTGCAGGCAACGTGTCTATGTCAGCAGTAAATAATAAAATATTATCGTCTGTTGGATGGTAAGCAATTGTGCCTATAATTTCGTTTCCAGTAACATCATTAGTTAAACGCATTTGACTAATGCCACTTTCTAAAACACCGTATTCTTCCACTACCGCTTTCCAACTAACATTACTAACTTGCGTTGTGACTGGATCAAATGATGTATTTTTTACATCTTCTGTGTCATTTGCTTGTAGTAATTGTAATTGGTTTCCTATGTACAATAATTGATAACCATGTGGAGTAATTTTTGCTCTTGTGCCCAATAAAATGTCGTCGCTATTTAACGGATCAAAATTGTCAATATCGTTGTCATCAAACACACTAGATATAATTTTATGTATAACGCCCATTTTGGTAACTCTTGCAGGTAAACTAATCCAAATTGGAATAGTAAATTCCAATGTAGCAACATCAATTGGATCATCTGTGCCTACTGGAACAGTTCTCGAACTCCAGTTTGTACTATTAAGTTCAACTACACTTAAACTAGTCCAATCTAAATAATTATCTGTGCTTTGAATTTCCATACTTGGATTGAATAATGGAAGAATTTGTTCCATTAGTTGTAACTTTTGTTGCGTGTTCGATGTCCAAATATCTAAGGAAATATTTAAATCATATGGAACTGGCATAGCACGTTCTACAGTAAATGCATCTCCTTGTGTTGTTTCATAAGTTTCTGTTGATGTATTGTATTCGCGTTGACGTACTTGCATCTTACCAACAAACTGCGGCTCCTGTACTCTATCTCTAGCATATTCCAACCCACTAATATGAAACGCCATGGAAGGTACATTAAGAATACTACTTTGTGAATTCTGTTGAATGATGTGTTGTGCTTGTCTAGATGCATCTCCGTATCTAACAGGCACAGTTAAGTACGTTGGCAATCCAGTGTCATCACTTTTGCCATACTCCACTTGGTAATGACTAAACATTCTAGTGAATTGTAATAAAAAGCGCCTAATCTGCGCATCATAATGAAATTGTGTTGCCATAATGTCTCTAATTGTCCGCAGAAGGCCTTAATAAATCACTAAGTCCTTGTAATGTTGGAATATCTCCTCTGTCTTTGGTTGTTAATGTAGTAGCATTAGTTATAAACTTGTTACGTTGTGTCTTATTATCTGATGCATCAGGAGTCAAGTTAGTTCTAACATTATCTTCTACTTTTATCCATCTACTACCGTCATATCTAAACAACCTGTTAGGAAAATAGTCTAAGCGTAGTACGTAGTCGCCTATTAATGCGTTCGGCGGAAATACAGTACCTGG